ACTCATGCTCCAAATCTCCCTGTTTCAAAATCAAACTCGCATGTAACTCTCCCATGCCAACCTGATAGTTTGTTTTTTGCTAATATAATATGCCTAATACCATCTTCTCCTTCCTGCTCACCTTCTGTTACACCTTCTGATGGGTTCTTTGCTAGTAATAACATAAGGTCAGCTTCAGATGCCTTACCTGTTTTAGAACCTTCCATCATACTTTGATTAAGTTGTATTCTACCTTCTGCTTCTGCACTTAACTGTGACATATAAAACACCGCACAGTTATGTCTTTTAGCTATCTCTCTTGCATGTATAGCATTAGCTTTCAATGCTTCATCAGGTCTAGCAAAGCCTGCCTGTGTTGCAAATTTATCGCCAATATCTATGACCACAATGTCAGGAGTGTATGTACGACATACAGCTTCTACCCACGACATGTCTTGTCCAATAGAATCTACAATCTTAATATTCTTACGTATATCTTTCCAACCATTCCATACTGCATCTTTATTTGCAGGCACATCTTCCTTTTTAAATCCACTTGCAGAGGAAAGGTATCGCATTGATACTCTGTGGGCAGCTTCTTCGTTACATAACACTACACACTTAGCACCCTGCCTTGCAAAACCATTTGGTCCTGCTAACAAGGAAGCATGAAAAGATGTCTTACCTGTGTTAGACCTAGCACCTACCATTATTAAATGACCTGCATTGATACCTTCTACTTTCCGTGTTAAAGATGGTATGTTAAAACCCCACTGTGTTTCAAGAGAGTTTTTAGCCATTATACTTTCTATACTTAAATCTTCCCAATCAACATTTAGTATGGGAAGAAAATCGTCATTGTGTTTGCTAATAATATTTCTAATGGGTTCAAGTGAGGAAAGACTGCCATTAACATACTCAAAGCCAATATTAGCAATGTCTTCCCCAATAATTTGACGAAATAACTTAGACAAAACATCACTCGCAATGTCTGCACCAAGAGGTTTCTCCTTCTTTATCTTCACAAACAAATCACCAAATGCCTGTTTCTGTGCTGTTGTTAAGCCAAAATTACTAGACATAAATAGTGCTTCTACTTCATCAGGTGTTACATCTCTGCTATACTTTGTCATAGCATCATCTATTACCTTCTTAATCTTCCTAACATCTTTACTAAACAATCTGTCAGGGCATTTATAGCCACGATGGTCATCATAAAATGATTTATCCATCAGGCTTCTTACTAGTGCTAATTCCATGTTGGTTACTCCTTTGGGGTTAAGTTATATAAATTATTAAAGTCTTCTTCCTTACGATATTTTAAGTCATCTGTTAGTTTAAGTACCTTAACATTAGGTACAACATCTCTTATCTCTTTAGCAAATAGCAATGTCTTGGGCAATGCATCAGGGTCTAGTGCTACTATGGCTGTCGAGAATTGTGAAAGATACCTCTTATGTGATTCTGATAATGACGTACCCAACACTGCTACCCCAACATATACTTCATTACCTACAACTGAAGCACTCACACAATCCTCAACAACGACTGCGACCTTACCATATCCATACGTAAAAGGCAAGTCACTTTTTCCATATCTTTTCCATTTAGGTAATCTATTTGTTATAGACCTACCTACCGCATCTACCATTAAACCGCCTATGTAGACAGGAAATACTACTCTTTTTTCCTTGACATCATAGTGTAAGCACAATGATACATTATCTATTCCATATTTTACCGCAAAACAAAGTACTTCCCACCTATCATTGTCTAAAATAACGTACTCAGGCAGTGTAAATGTGTTATTTTCTTGTTCTTTTTGTGACATAAACTTATTTTTTATATCATTTGCGGATATTCTTATCTTTTTTGCTCCTGACAGCTTACAAGATGACTTATAACAGTTCCATAACAGCTTACCCATATTGTTTGTGACGGTAAATGTTTTGTAGCTGTTGCAAAAAGGACAGTTTAATCTTTTAGATTCTCCTATACCTAACTGTAAATCATCTAAATATTCATATATATTTGTGTTCATAGTAGTTTCCCTGTCGGCAGTTAAAATGTTAAATATCATACTTCTCACGAAGTGTCAATGCATTTTTTGCACTATCGTAAGTGTTCTTCATGTAAGGCTTTACTGACTGTGGGTTTGCATGACCTGTGACGGACATAATTTGACCCATAGATACACCTGCTTCCACCATTTCTGTAGTTCCTGTTCTACGTAAGTCTGCTATTCGTAGCTCTTTAGGTAAGCCTGACAGAGTTATAGCATCTCTTGCTACCTTTGACAGCCTGTGTACCGTATAAGGCTTGTACGACCCTCTAATCGCCTTTGGACAGGGTGCAACATATTCTTGAAACCCATAATCTTCTTTCTGTTGATTCAGCATTGCAAGTAAATCATCACTAATTGGCAGATGTACTGTTGCTCCTCTCTTGGATTGTTCTAAGTTTAGTATACCTTTATTAAAATCTATGCTGTCGAAGGTTAATAATCTCATATCTCCTACCCTCTGACACCATTCATATGACATCTGAACAATTAAACCTATGCTTCTGTATTGAAAGTTAGAATAACAATAATCTAAAAATTGTTTTACCTGTTCTCTTTGCCACACTACTTTTCTAGGCTTGACTGCCTTACGTTTGAATGTAGAAAATGGATTTGTTTCAGTATATCCCATCTCCATACCATAGGAATATAGTTTCCTCGATATAGAACAAACATAATTAGCTAAGTATATTCCTCTGCCTAACCATTCTTCATATGCTCGTCTTGCTTTGTGACCTGTCAACTTATTGACAGCCATATCCCCAAGCTTTCTTGAATCAATTTTTGTATCTAACATGACCCCAATACAATATTGATAATCTACTTTAGATTTTTCTCCTAACATATTGAAATCACTAGATTTATAATAACTATTTACAGTATCTTGTACCGATATTTTACTCATATTTTCTCCTTATAAAATTGTTGCACCCCACCCATGACCGTACAGGAAAGTCTGTCATTGAAACAGACAGACTAACCCATACATTATAAAAAATATTACTAAGCCAAAAAGTACATCCATTATTTTGTATACTCATATGACCCACTCCATCTACTGTAGTGACCATGTTCACATTCTACTTTAGCACCTACTATACTAGCAAGTTGATGCTCCATTCCATCTAGCTTACATATCTGTTCATACTCTAATGGAACTTTATCATCTGTGTTTGCATTAATGCTACGTAAATCTTCAAGCATATCTAGTATCTGTTTTGCTTGATGCTTAGTTAAGTTTATTATCTTATTTATTTCTATTTTTTTCTTTTTAGTCATTCTTAGTCTCCTTTCTTTGCTTCAATATATATTCTCATGTGTGTAGATTCATTTAAGTTCTGACCCCAATAGGTAGCACCTGTACCTTTTAACTCAGGCTTGATGTGTTGTCCACGCACTCGCATCTTATAAGATGTTCTGTTAAAGTGTTCCTTCAGCTTATCAAGAAACTCTTGACCATCTGTGTCGTTAGGTATTTCACTAAAGATATACCCTTTGCCTAGTTTGTTTGTTTCATCATAGTATGCTTTTTTCCAAAACTCTTTGTACTTGATTTCTTGTTCATACTTTTCTTGAAGTTCAGATGTTTCATCATTATCAACAGAAGCCATAAAGTTATCCTCTGCAAGTTTTTTATAGTATTTAACTTGTTTTTCTAACTCTGCTAATTTCTTCTTATATATTCTGTCGTTATTTTCAACAACATCATCATAAAACTTAGCTTGGTCTTTTACTCTACTCATGTTCTCTGACCTATCAAGCATTTCTTCTTGCTCACACAACTTCACAAAGGCTCTGACCATGTGCTGAAAGTCCATCTCTGACACAGGTATCTTTTGTCCATGTGCTTCTGAATAATAATGCTTCTTGCCTATATCATACATATCACTAGCTAATTTACCTGTGCTAGTGGTTGCTCCTAGCATTTGTACTACTCTGTGTATTTTCATGTTATACCTCCTTGTCATTTATTTTAGTTCTGCATACATCTGTACCTAACATATCAAACAT